CCGCCGGGCGCCGACGAGGCGGCGCTTCAGGCGGCGCTCCAAGCCTACATGGACGTAACGCCTCCTGTACAAGCAGTTCCCCCCACGTTTGACGCAACGGCGCAACTTGCGCCGCCCCCGCCGCAAGCAGTCCCCGCCCCGTTTGACACGCTGGACCCGCCAGCGTTTCAAGACGTGCCAGGCCGGTTTATACTTCCCTCCGGCGTAACCCCCGGCGCGTCGCCGTACACGTACCAGAACACGTCCGGTCGCCCTGGCGACATGATTGTTTCAGGTGGCGCGGTGTCGGCCATAGCTTTTTCACGCGACAACGCAACTTTTTATAGTGTAGGGGTTGTTTCCGGCGTATTTTCTTTATCGGCGTATGACTTTTTGCGGGTGACGTACACCGTAGCCCCTACAATGACCTTTATCCCCAGGTAGATGCAAGTGACGCGTACCCTCTTGCAACAAAGGATGTTCGACAATGGCCGTAACCGTAACCGTCCTGATCCCGGCGAAGACCGCCGAAAACACGCAGACGACGCAATATACGTCGACCGGCGTGACCACGATCATCGACAAGTTCACCGCGACCAATTACACCGGCACGGCCGCGACGATCAGCGTCAATTTGGTCACGGCCGCCGGGTCCGCCGGCAACGACAACCTGATTGTCAAGACCAAGACGTTGCAGGCCGGCGAAACCTACACCTTCCCTGAGATTGTGGGCCAGATACTGGCCCCAAGCGGGTTCATCTCCACGATTGCCGGCACCGCGTCGGCGATCAACATTCGCGCCAGCGGGCGCCAGGTGACGCAGTGACCATAACGATCCGCCGCCCTGAATACGCCGACCTAGGCCGGTACACCGAACTGGCCGTTGAGTTTATTGCGGCGGCGCCGATCAGCAAACTTGTAGAAATAACACCTGACAACGTGGCGGACTTTTTGGTCCGCGCCATCGACAACCCCGATGTAGGTATGTGGATGGCAGTCAAAGACGGCGCTATTGTCGGCATCTGCGGGGCGCTGCGGTACCCGCTGTACTTCGGCCCGCAACACATTATCGTGCAGGAGTTGTGGTGGTGGCTGACCCCTGACGCGCGGGGCAGCGGCGCAGGGCAGGCGCTGTACAAGACGCTGGAAGATTGGGCCAAAGAAAATGGCGCAGCGGCGATCTTTATGATTGCGTTGGACGACGATAGGGTGGAAAAAACCAGTAAGTTTTACGCGCGCGCCGGGTACAAACCTTTGGAGCGCACGTTTGCAAAAGGGGCCGGGTCATGGCTGTAGCAACTTCAACGGCAATTCTTGGCGCCGCCGCTCTTAGCGCGGGGGTAGGTCTTTACGGTGCCAGCCAAGCGGCCAAAGCGCAAAAGTCCGCAGCTAACCGCGCCGCCGACACGCAAACGGCGATGTTTGAGCGGCAAGTTGAACTGCAAGAACCGTTTCGCCAAGCCGGCCTGACCGCGCAAAACAGATTGTTGGATTATTTGGCGCTAAGCGAAGATAAAACTGCGCCCGATTATGGTAAATACGCCCGCGACTTCAGCATGGCCGACTATACCGCCGACCCCGGCTACGGGTTTCGCATGAGCGAGGGCATGAAGGCACTCGAACGGTCAGCAGCCGCCCGCGGCGGCCTGCTGTCGGGCGCCACGCTGAAAGGCACTCAACGGTTTGGGCAGGACTTGGCGTCGCAAGAGTATATGAACGCCTTTAACCGCTACCAAACCAACCGCGCCAATCAGCTTAATCCTCTGCAAAGCCTTATGGGCGCGGGCCAAACCAGCACCAATGTGTTGACCGGGGCGGCGGGGCAAACCGGACAGGGTGTTGCGGGGGCGCAAATGGGCGCCGGCGCTGCCCGCGCGTCGGGCTACACCGGTATGGCTAACGCGTTGACTAGCGGTCTTAGCACAGGCGCCAACTTGTACATGCAATATCCGCTGTACCAAGCAATGGGCCAGTATTACGGTCGCCCTAGGGGTACTGTTGGCGGCCCCGGCGATACGTTCCAAAGTTAAGGAGACGGAACTATGGTAGATTACGCTATCGCGAACCAAATCCGTCCCTTCCAACTGCCTGACATCGCCGGCATCGCTGGCGCCATGCAGGGTATGGAACTGAACCGTATGCGGTCGCAGCAGCTTCAAGCCGCCGAGCAGGAACGCAACGCGCTGCGCGGTCTTATGGCCGACCCAAACTTTGATATTTCTTCACCTGAAGCCTCGCGCCGCATTTTGCAGGTGGCCCCGACCATCGGAGGCCCGGCGTATAACGCCGCCCTTTCAGGACGCCGCGAACTACGCCAAAGCGAAACGGCTGCGGCAGAGGCAACACTGAAAAATTTTGAGTTAAGCCGCGAAAGTTTGCGTGGTATTTCGGCGCTCCCTGAAGGCGACCGTCAGGCCGCTTGGGAGGCTTGGCGCGCACGGACTGAAGCTACTGTGCCGGGTACTCGCGGGTTTATTCCGCGCGCGTATTCAGATGAGGCTTTTGCGGCGATGGTTTCTAAAGCCGACGAAATTGCCAAAAATCTGACCGAGCGGCCGACGGCGCTGCAAGGCCCCGGCGGCGTCCCCGTGTTTGCTGACCGTCGTACAGGCACGTTCCGAATGGGCACGGAAGCCCCCGGCGGTGCCGCTCCTCCTGCCGCTGCTCCGCCCGGGGCCCGCGCCGAAGGCCCTGCGATGACGCCGGGGCAGACCATCGCTGCGGATTTCCTGCGCCGCCGCGAAGGGTTCCGCGAATCGCCGTATTACGATGTGAACGCCTACCGCGCCGGCTACGGCAGCGATACGGTCACTATGCCGGACGGTACGGTCGTGCCAGTGCGCCAAGGCATGACGGTCAGCCGCGAAGACGCCGAGCGCGATTTGACCCGGCGCATCCCTGAGTTTGAACGGCGGGTTGTTTCGGCTGTCGGACAAGACCAGTACGCAGCGCTGCCGCCCAACGCTCAAGCCGCGCTGATTTCCATCGCGTACAACTACGGCACCCTGCCGGGCAGCATCCGCGCTGCCGCTCGGTCGGGCGATCCCGCCGCGCTGGCGCAGGCTGTGGCAGGATTGGCCGGCGATAACGAAGGCGTCAATGCCATTCGCCGCCGCGAAGAAGCCGCGATGATTGCTGGCACCCCCGTAAACGTCATGTCTGGGCGCGGCGCTACCACCAACGCCATGCTGGCGCCGCAAGACGCGACGGCGATGGGACAACCGCAATTGCCGACGTTCGCTCCGCCGCGTTCGATGGCAGAGGCGTTATATCAAAAAAACATGATGGATTTAGCGGTTGACCTAGAAAAGAAGCGCCTTGAAGCCGAGCGCCGCCGCAGCGAACAGCCCGAGCGAGTGCAAGAAGCCGGGCAAACATCTGAAGCGCAAAGGCGCGGGGCATTGACCGCCGAGCAAGAGCGCGACGAGCGTAAAAAGCAAGAAGGCCGCACAAACGTCAACACCACACTTGGTAAAATGTTTGCGGCTTACGAGCGCCTAAACGAAATCGGCGGCATCCCCAGCGAAGCAAGAGGCACGGGCGGTAACATCGCCGCGTATGCTGCGGGCACTGCGCCCGGCCAAGCAGTCGGCCAAGCGCTGGGTACCCGCGCTCAATCTGTGCGAAACGAACTTCAAAGCCTTGCGCGCACACTCATAACCGACATCAAAAATTCCACGGGGATGTCGGCGCAGGAAATGAACTCTAACGTCGAATTGCAACAGATGTTGGCGGCGGTGTCTAGCCCAACGCAGTCTATTGAGTCTGTGCGCGCCATCATCCAAAACCTTAGCGAGCGGTATGGGCTAGGCCAAACATTTGCGCCGCCCGCCCCCGCGCAAGCCCCTGCCGCCGCGCCAGCAGAGCGCCCGGCTGAAGGTGTGCCAGGACCGCGGCGCGGAGCGGCGGCCCCGGCGGGGCGCCCAACCTTAGAACAGTTCCTTGAGCGCGCCCGGCCCGCCAACCCTAACGCATCAATCGAAGACCTTACGGCGTACTACAATCGCACATACGGGGGCCGCTGATGGTTGATATTGTCGATCCGTTTCGCCAACCATCGCCGACCATTGTAGACCCTTTTTCGGGCGTCGCCGTTACCGATCCTTTCGCCGGCGCCGCAGCGCCCGACACGTCAGTCGCGCAGAACGTCGGCGTGGCTGCACGGGCGGCGTATCCGCAGGCCACGGCGGCCGGTCTTGGCGCGCTGGTAGGGTCGCGCTTTGGCGCGCCTGGCGCCCGCGTCGGCGCCGCGCTTGGCCCTCTCGCGTTAGGTTTGGGCGACATCGCTGCAACCGGATACAACGTCGCGGCGCCGTACATCGGTACGCCGCAGGTGTCCACGCCGTCTGAACTGATCCAAAGCGGGTTTGAGCGCGGGGGCTTTGGCGCCCGCCCGCAGACGCCCGAGCAAGAACTGTTGAGCGCGGGCGTTTCCGGTGGGGCAAGCGGCGCCGCGCAAGCCGCTGCGTTTAACGTGTTGGCCCGGCGGCTAGGCCCTACCGTGGCGCGGAACGTGTTCGCCCAGTTAGGGCAGCAACCCGTTGTCCAAGCCGGCGCAGGCGCAGGCGCGGCTATGGCGCCCGCGGCGCTGCGCGAGTACGCTGAGGTGGAAGACCCTTACGCTCTTATGGCGTCCAGTTTGGTCGGCGCTGTGTTGGGAGGCAAAGCCACGTCTGCTGCCGGCAACGTCGGCCGAGCGGCGGTGGACCTGCCGCGCATGGCGACGACGCCGACGACAACCGAAATACGCAACCAGGCCCAGCGGGCGTATCGGCAAGCTAAATCGGCGGGGGTAACGTATGACCCAGCAGCAGTCACCCAGTTTGGAGACGATCTAGCTGTTACGCTGCGTAATGAAGGGTTTGACGCCACTCTACACCCGAAAGCAAGCGCGGCACTGCAACGTATTCAAGAAGCTGGCCAGCCTGCTGCGCCGGGGGCGGCTGCCGCGCCAGTGTCTTTTGAAGACCTCGACATCCTGCGCCGCGTTGCGCGCGGCGCCCGCCTTAGCGACAACGCCGATGAGCGCCGCATCGGGCGAATGATCATAGACAAATTGGATAGTTTCGCGCTTCGGCCGCCGTCAAACGCGGTCTTAAGCGGAGACGAAAAGGCCGCCGGCACTGCTATCCGCGAAGCGCGCAGCCTGTGGTCGCGCATGAGCAAAAGCAGCGAAATTGAAGATTTGGTGGAGAACGCCAAACTGTCCGCGCAAGGCGTTGGCGGGCGGATGGATGAGGCCATTCGCGCGCAGTTTGCCTCTTTGGCCCGCGACATTAACAAAGGCCGCAATCCTGGCTTTACCCCAGAGGAAGTGGCCAACATTGAGCGCATCGCCAAAGGTGAAACGATGCGCTTTGGCACTCGCGCGGTTAGCGCGCTGGCGCCCAGTTCTACTCTTCGCGGTTTGACTACGGCGGCCACGCAGGCGGGCGGCATAGCACTGGCCGCAAATGATCCTTACGCAGCAGCGTTTGCTATCCCAACCATGGCGGTAGGCATGGGCGCCCGCGGCGCCCGAAACGCAATGGCGCAGATAGACGCCGCCCGGTTGGCGGCTGGTGTGCGGCGCGGCGACGTGACGGCGCCCTTTGCGGCGCGCCCTGTGCCGCTCATGTCGCCCACGTTGCAGCAGATACTGTACCAAACGGAACCCGAACCCGCCAACGCTTTTGTCCGCTAGAGGCCGCCCATGACGCAAGATTTGTACAACATCATCGTGGGTATTGCCGGCGCCGCGATTGGTTGGATGATGAAAGTGGTGTGGGAGAGCGTCAGGGCGCTGCAAACCGACATGAAGGCCATTGAGCGCGAACTGCATACAAGCTACGTCAGCAAGGACGACTACAGGGCCGACATCCAAGAAATCAAAGAGATGTGCAAAGCGATCTTTGAGAAATTAGACCGCAAAGTAGATAAGGATTAGCGCCATGTCAGACGCAGCCAAGCAGGCCCAGATGTCTGAACAAATGGCAGCTAATGCCTCTAAAGGCGCCTTGATTGAAAAGGTCGTCTTCGCTGCTGTTCCAATCCTTTTTTCCTGCGTGGTGTACCTGATGACCTCGCTGTCGTCTGCCAATCAGGAAATCACCATTCTTAAATCGCGCGTGGCGGTGGTGGTGACACAAGACAATCGAGCCATCCCGCCGCAAGGTACGGCTATTGATATGGCGCAGATCAGGGAACAACTGACACATCGTATTGATCAGGTCGAACGTGATGCTGCTATTGCCCGTGGCAATATGACGCTGGATCGTGAGAAGTCCATGGCAGGCATTGAGCGCAGCAGGCTTGAAGTGGCCGCTGATGCCGCTGCTGCCCGCGCAGCAATCCGTGCCGACCTCACTCGTGCGGTCAATGAACTTGAACGGCGCGTTGCGCTATTGGAGAACCGTGGTGGAATCGCTACTCAACCTCGTTAAGACGGTCGCGCCGTCCATCGCCAGCGCCGTCGGGGGTCCGTTGGCTGGCATGGCCACACGCGCCATTTCTGAGGCTTTGCTGGGCAAGCCAGACGGCACCGAGGCCGAACTGACTGAGGCCGCGGCCAAGGCCACGCCGGAGCAGCTTCTGGCGCTGAAGACCGCTGAGCAGGACTTCGCGGTCAAGATGCGCGAGTTGGACATTGACCTAGAACGCATCGCCAACGCCGACCGTGACAGCGCCCGCAACCGCGAGGTAGCGGCGAAGGATTGGACCCCGCGCATTTTGGCCGGGCTAATCACAGCGGGGTACTTCGGCGCCCTGTTCTACATGCTGCAAAACGGCCTGCCGCAGCACGGCGGGTCTGAGGCCTTGTTGATCATGCTGGGCACCCTTGGCACGGCTTGGGGCGGCGTTGTAGCGTACTACTTTGGCAGCAGCGCCGGCAGTAAAGAGAAGACCGACGCGATGAATAGGATGGCTCGCAGGTGATCACTTCCAAGTTAATGCAGGGTTTGGGTTGGGCTGACCCGGCTGAATGGGCCGCGGTGCTGAACGACGCCTGCGACCGGCACGGCATCATCACGTCCAAGCGCATCGCCATGTTCCTAGCCAACACGGGCCACGAGAGCAACGGCGGTCGCGCCATCCGCGAGAACCTGAACTACAAGCCCTCTGCGCTGGTGGCGCAGTGGCCCAAGTACTTCTCGCCCGAATACGCCGAAGAGGTGGGCCGCACGGACGCGCACCCAGCGGACCAGAAGGCCATTGCCGAGGCGGCCTATGGCGGGCGCATGGGGAACAAGAACCCCGGCGACGGATGGCGCTTCATCGGCCGCGGGCTGATGCAGACGACCGGGCGGTACAACTACGAAAAGCTGGCGCAGACCATGGGTATGCTGGTAGATGATCTGCCAAGCTGGATTGAAACCAAGGAAGGCGCCGCCGAGAGTGCGGCGTTCTACTGGGCCGCCAACGGATGCAACGAACTGGCCGACGCTGACGCGCTGGACAAGTGCCGGCAGCGGATCAACGGCGGCCTGATTGGCATAGTGGACGTGCGGCAGCGCTACGTCACGGCGCTTGGCTTGCTGACGTAAGCAGTTCCCGCCGCTCGCGCATGGCGCGGAGCGCGGTGAACCGCTGGTGCATACGGATCATCAGGGTGGTGCGGCGCTCGCCCTGACGTTCTTCTTCGATCAGGTTGGCCAACTCGTCTTCGCGCAGGCTGCTCAACCGGGCGTTCAATTCCCGCCAATTAAGTTTCATTTGTGCCTCGCATATTCGCCATGAAGGTTTAACCTAGCTTGTTCAGCGACTTTTGCGGCTTCGGCTAGGTCACTATATCGTCCGTAATAGTGCTGCTTTTTATCCCGCTGCACCATAACCACCCATTTACCGCCGCTGTAACTTACGTTTTTAACGCCCGATGAGTTGTTGTTGCCTATGCGTCTGTTCCAACCATTGCTGTATTGCGTTGCGGCCCGTAAATTCTCCACTCGATTATTCAGAGGGTTGTTGTCTATGTGGTCTATCTTTGACGGCATAAACCCATGAAACATGAGAAACACAAGTCTGTGAGTGCCGTATGTATTACGATTGATAGAAACTTCTCTATATCCGTTACCGTGTACGCATCCGGCTTCGGCGCCTATTTTTACGTTACGGCTAGGCTTAACCCGCCAATACAATCGGCCATCTTCATACCGCCATAAGCGTTGAGCCTCTTGCTGATTCACGTTAACGGTCCCTTCAGTTCGTCCAAGGCCATGTCTGAGATGGCGCGTTTGTCATAAAGCCCGGCCCATATACGCTCGTCAATGGTTTTGTTGCAGAGCAGGACATAGACCCAGACCGGCGCGGTCTGGCCG